CTGCTTGTACCAATTAATCCCCCTCGACCTGTATGGCTGGTCATGCCCGTCCGTTGGTATGGATATAGTGTAACTCCAAAACAGATGTTTTATAGTTACACCTCATGCAATTAACCTTTGCATCAATGCGCCATGCCACCAACAATCAATGCATGGACAACGAGCAACCCCTCAATCCATCAATAGATAGAACGACAGCACCGAACAAGGACTGCGCCTGGTGTGCTGGTATGGGCGGATATAGGGCACAGCCCTGCATCTGCCAATGCCTCAATCCATGCTGCAATCCATTAAGTGATAGCGATGTGGACAGAGCAACAGCCCGAGAAGCCGCACTAGACGTGCTCTTCGGCGATAAGAAAGTTTAGGGGGCACCCCCTAAGTAGAGGATCGATGTTCGGCGCGGCGTTACCCCCTCCCTCAAATTTTCCAATTTTTTTGGAGTATATACATTGCATATACGTATTAACACTTTCCTGATCGCCTCAGTTTTCCTGCTTTCCTCGCTGTTTGTTGCCCCTCTACCGTCCGAAGCGAAAGGTCTTGGACGTAAATTACTCGGCGCCCCTTTTTGGGCTGTTGGTTTTGTCGCGACTCTTGTTGCTGATGTGACGTTGGTTCCTTTGAAGGACGGCGCGTTGCATTACGTTCGCAAGCCTGCGGTTCGGGGGTGGTAGTGATGGACGCCATTCTCAACGCCCTTCGCAATTCCGAATCACCTGCTGTTTTAGAGAAGATGGTTCTTTTCTTCTTTTACGACCAGGTGCTTGTAATGGATCGTCCTGCTGATAAGGCGATGGAAATTGCAAAGAAAGAGACTGAGATATTTATGCAATCGCTTGAATTGCTCGATGCTGAGCCGCTGCCGGTTCCAACTGAGCATCATTGCGGTTTAGATCCTTGTCCAACTGCGGGGTGTTCTGAGTAATGGCTAACGAAATCTGTTTTACCGTTCCTGGCTGGCTTGTGATTTTGATTGCAACCGGATGCGCTTTGACTGTTCAGGCGTTGGTTATGACTTTACTTGTCCATTTTAGTGTCATCGACTGCATTATGGTGACTGGCAAGAAGCCGCGGGGCTGGGTTAAGACTTGGCTTTCGCACAAAGCGAGAGGTGGCAGCGAATGATTCCCTCTTCCCGCACCCTTTTCGCCATAATCAATTTCCTCGAAGGTCAGTTGGACTTTTGGAACGGTTGTTATGCTTTGGTTTCAATGCTTCTCGGCGCCGTAATTTTCGCCCCAATTTTCCTCCCGATCATTGTTTTGCATTGGCTTTGCTGCCGTCTTTTGGTTGAAGTTGAGAGGCGTTGCTGTGACTGATTCTTCTCAATATGGCTTTGCATGTTTTGACATGCGCACTGAATTGCAGAAACGCAAAGAATGGGCGGTGATGTTTTTGTCTGGCGAGAAAGAGTTTTGTAAGGAGAATTTGTCGGTCGGCGACATGAAACTCTACGAGGAACAAGCCCGGAACGTTTTGAAATTCACAGTCGCGGAAGAGACTTTGCGGACTATGTTGGATCGAGGCGTTGAACTTTCTTCGAATTTGGCCACTGTTTCAATTGCCATCGCCGATCAAATGGTTTCAATCTTTCCCGTGACATCTCCGAAACCTTCGCCGAATATGGTCACAGTTGTTATGAATCCGCCTCAGCCTCCGACGCCACAAGTGGAGAAAACGCCATGACATTTGATTCTTGTTTGAATATCCGGCCAGTTCCTGGCGAAACTTACTCGATGGTTTACGGGTTGTTGCCTTGCCCGTTTTGCGGCGATAACAATCAACTCCTAAAAACTCAAAACGACGGGAAGAACTGTTACTACTATTTGTCGTGCCGTTTGCATTCATGTTTATTGGGTCGAACTCGCGCGCACCGTTCAAAGGACAAGCTTTTTCGAACTTGGAATAACAGAATTTCCAAGGCTACTCCAGCGGTTCAAACATACAAACCGGAACCGGCTTTTTCACCATTGCAATCGTTTGCTTTGTGGTTCCGTGAATTTTTCTTAGGTAAATAATGCTGCGCAATTATACTTTCAGGCGTTTTTCTTTAATAACCATTGCCGTAATTATACTTAGCTTTAATTACCGTTCCGGGGCAAATGCCGACGATTCTCCCAAACCCTGCTGCCCATCAATTCACGAAGAGTTCTCGATTTTTCGCGCTGAAACAACTGATCGGGTGGATGATTTGGAGCGGAAAAACCGGTTATTGACCGATCAGGTCGATACTTTGTGCTTGGATTTTGAACGACTCAAATCAAAACTTAGCCCAAAGCCGAAGCGCTACCACATCAAAGCAACCGATCATAATTGCGACAGAGTTGGTGGTAAGGCTGTGAAATCGACATATTAACCCGATATGTCGAAGAATCCGGAGTAGATCGACATGTTATTACTCGTTGACGATTTCTGGTTCGGTGTTTTATGTGGCTCAGGCGGCTTGTCCTTGTTTTTGTTGATTTGTTTAGCGTTAGTTTTTGATTTTGGAGTTTTAGAATAATTATGCATATTCCCGAATTTTGGCAAGGTGTTCTATCCGTGATCGGCATTGAAGTTCTTTTAGTGGCAATCGGTTACGGCGTTTTGTGCTGGATGATGCAGGGGTTAGCTGGCTAGTTTTATGAACAAAGGCACCCTCAAAAAACTCAACGAGATTTTGGAGCTTGCGGCGGACAATATCTTTTCCTTGCTAGATTCTGCGCAGTCTCTCAAGATTGAAATTGCAATTCCAGACGAAGAGACTGATAGGACGTTTTATAACTGCTATGAATTTTTCTCAGAACCCAATGAAATCAAGGCGGAAACCAATGAAAAAGGTACTCACGCTGGCTCTGGTTGCTGCGGTTTCCATGAATGCATTTACAATGGCGCCGGCTGAAGCCTTTCCTTCCTTCAAAAAAGTCGCAAAAGGCATTTTTCGCGCAGTTGAATTGCCTTTGATGGTTGGACTTGGTGGCGTTCTCGGAATAACTGTCGGCGCAATTGCAGGCGGCGGCATGGGCATAACTGCTGGTGCAATGGCCTGGTATGACGTCGGCGAGCAGGATAAACAGCTTGAGGCTGCCAAAGAAAACGCTGCGAAGATGTTGGAAGATCTCAAAAATCATGTTCCAACCCCAGAAGAGCAAAAGCGCAGCGACGAAATGGATGCGCTTATGAAAGAAGGCGAGAGATTGTTGAAGGAATTCGACACTCTCAACGCAAAACCCTCCGCTCTCCCCGATCCCGTAGAGGTAAAACCCTAAATGACCGCATTTGATCAAGCTTTGTTTTTACTCTCGGCCCGCTGCAAAAAAATCGAAGAAGATTTGGGGGTTTGCGTCTCTCAAGTTGTCTTAGAATGCGACAAAAAAGATGGCGCAGGGACTGTGCGCAAACTTTACAGCAAATTCGATGGCAATTTCGTTGATATGAGCCGTCACGAAGAATCCGTCGCCGAGACTCCAAACCCCGAACCTGGACCCGAAGTCGTTTTGCAAAACGATCAAATCTTCGCACCTCCGGCTTTGCCCGATGAAGCTCCTGTCGAAAGAGTCGAGGTTTTACCGCCTATTGTTGAAGAAATTCCAGTCGAAGCTTTGCCGGCAGACGATGAATCCCAATCCTCTCAGTCGAAGAAGAAAAAATGACCTATTCCCTCGAAATCTCATTAGCTGCACTTTCAAAACTGCAGTCTATTGTTGAATGTCAAAAAGCTGATCAAGAGTTGTTGGCTCGAGTCTTGACGGATGCTGTCGAACATTTTGAACGGAATCGAAAAATTCCGGCGCGCAGGACTGATGTCAAACTCTTTACACCGCCTCCAGTCGCCGGATTTCATCGTGTGCCGGTTTTAGAACCAATTGCCGACAAACCTGAGCCAATTTCTTCTGCGCCCGCGCAAGTGCCAGATGATGTCATTGTCGATGCCTGCAAAGCAATAACCGAAAAACTCGCCAAAGTTCATAAGCTTATGGATGAGCCCAAGAAGCCGGAAGAAGAAGAAGAAGAAGAAGCTTGCAAAATAAAGGATGCTGGTTTTAGAGAGTGGGAAATTAGCAAAACAGGAAAGGTTGTTGAAAAAGAAACTTCGATAAACCAAAAACCACGGAATGACGGCTTAATGACCGGAGGGATGCTCAAACCATGCGTCAAATGCGACAAAGTCAAACCAAGCAGATGGATGGAAAGGGAAGCGAAAAAGCCCTATGCCTATTCCGGCTGGTGTTTGAATTGTTCATTCCAGCGCGATCAAATCGACGAACCGAAGAATAAAGACGGCACCCCGCGAAAGCAAATGTGTCCAGCGCCCAAACAAGGCGTTGAATTTTAGAAAATGAGGCAATTTTCACCGTTTCCCGCTGAGAATCTTGTTTGTTGTACTTTCGTCGGCATTGTGCAAATATTTTAGAGACAGTCAGCGATAAGTCCTCCCTACCAAAACAGCCAACCTGAGCCGTTTTCATTACGAAGACGGCTTTTGTTGTTTTTCAAATTCCCCGCACGATTTCGAAATTTCACGTATCGTATTATTTGGTTACGGAATCTTTGGAGGGTCTTAAATGCTTCGAAACTGCACGTCTTGCGGTCTTAGCCGAGATCCCCTGATTTGGTTCTCCGAAGAAAACCCTGATAATTGCCGAGAATGTCTTTTTAAAACCGATCGCTTTAGTGCAACGACAATCGCCTTTGTCGGCGCCATGATTGTTGCGGCTTCCACTTCGCGCCGGACGACTGAATATGACCCAACCTGGTTAAGTCGAACAGCCGTCCAAGTCAAAAAGGCTATTCGGAAAGTTGCCGAGACTGTTTCTCCAATTGTCGCGGCTGAAAGTCGCCCCAAGGATGAACCGCCTGTTGGTGAGCAGAAATGGCTCTTAAGAAAACCCGAGAAGTGCGCCAATTGCAATCAAGGGAATATGCTGTTTTCTGAGCACTCGACCGATCTAAATCTTGAATGCTGGAGTAATCTTTGCAAAGTATGTCTTTTGATCATGAACCGATATTTAGACAACTTGGCAAAACAGGCAGCCATGAAGGTTGACGATAAAAAGCGCGTCGAGGCGATTACTTTTAAAGCTATTGAAAAAACCCGCGTGGAAACCTATCAGATCCGCTGCATGTCTTGTAAAATCCCCCGCGATCCAACAAAAGTCGCTGTGGTCGGCGCGGTTTGCGAATTTTGCATAGACGAAACTCGGGCTTATGATTTTTGGGAAGTTCACGAAGCGCATATGAAGCACCAAAAGCACAACCCGACAATGAGGATGATGTGATGGTTGAAATGAGAATTTTCCACTGCCGCGATCATGCCTTTGGCGGACAAGTTTCGGAATTTGCCAATCATATTGAACAGCGCCCGCTTGCAATTAACGAATTTGGCGAATGCGGCACGAGATTTATTAATGGTGACATCGGCCGACTTTTAGATCACGATTGTCGCAAACCCGCTGTCGAAGAAATTTTGTTGAAGAAGGTCAGGATAGACGGGGATATGTACTCAGTAGATCCTGAAGACTACATGTTGGAGAGGTAGATTTTGAAGAAAGAAGTATTGGGCGAACATCTAGCAATCAAGCCACGTTTAGTGAGTGAGCTTATTCCCTATGCCAGAAACGCGAAAAATCACCCCGAGGAACAAATTTCCAAAATTGCTGCCAGTATAAAAGAATTTGGCTTCAATAATCCCGTTGCTGTCGATGGTGATAACGGCATAATCGCCGGCCATGGCCGTGTTATGGCAGCGCAGAAACTTGGACTTAAAACTGTTCCGACCGTTGAACTGTCGCACTTATCCGAGACGCAAAAACGCGCATATATCATCGCTGATAATAAGACCGCAGAATCAGACTGGCTGGGCGAAATGCTCTCTCTGGAAATGAAAGAACTCGCTCTTGAAGACGATTTTGACATGTCTCTTTTAGGATTCGACAAAGACGAATTAGGCGAATTCCTCAACTACAAAACCTCTGAATTGCCGGCAGGTGGATTGACTGATGAAGACGAAGAGCCGCCACCGCCTGAAGATCCAGTTACAAAACTGGGGGATGTTTGGATTCTCGGAAATCACCGTCTAATGTGTGGTGATTCAACGCAAATCGATCAGGTTGAAGTTTTGCTCGACGGCGAAAAGGCTGACATCACCTTTACAGATCCGCCCTATGGCGTTGCATATACCGGAGGCGCCAAGAAGCGAGAAGCATTAGCCAACGATGAGCGGGGCACCGTTATTTATGACGAAGTGCTCCCAGTGATAGCTTTGGTAACGAAGAAGGGCGCACCACTTTACCTTTGGTATGCTGATGTGGTATTAGCAGCCGCAGCCGCAGCCGCAGCCGCAGCCGGTTACGAAATTAAGGCTCAAATTGCTTGGGTAAAAAATAATGCTCAATTCGTCACGTCGGCGCATTACAAGGGCAAGCACGAGCTTTGTATGTATGCTCACCAGAAAGGCGAGCGGGCTCCTTGGTATGGTCCGAACAATGAAGTCACCGTTTGGAATGTTGATCGCGCAAACAAGAACGAATATCACCCGACGCAAAAGCCTGTTGCCCTTTCAGAAAAGGCATTAACCAATTCTTCGAAGACTGGCGATATTGTCTTAGATCTTTTTGGCGGATCTGGCTCAACAATGATCGGAGCTGAAAAGATTGGCCGTCATGCTCGCCTTATGGAATTGCAGCCAACCTATTGCGACGTCATCGTCAAACGATGGCAAGAATTCACCGGCAAACAAGCCACCCTCGAACTTGATGGATTGACGTTTAATCAGTACTCGAAAGAGAGAAAGTCTTTGTCTAAAAAGGCTTAACCCTTAATAATCTAGTTGCGGAGCCATGTTTGGACTTAGCGCCAGTCCGAGCGCAACTCCGCGCCAACTTCTAAATATCTGCCGAACTTAACGCAGATCCCTTGGCTCTAATTCGTCGGTGAGATCGCCGGATTGGGGATTCAAGGCGTTTGCTTTGTCAATTAACCTTTGCATCAAATTAAATTGTCGGCAAATTATGAGTTATGCCGAAGAAGAAACTCCCTGCAAAAACATTGGAAGGCACGATTGCTCGAGAGTCGAAGAAATCGTCCGACGTCTTTAATCCAGAGACTCTAACCGCGATCCAAGTCCTTGCCGCGTGCTGTTTCACGGACAAGGAAATTGCTTTAGAGCTTGGAATGAGCGTTCAAAAGCTGGCCGAGAACAAGAAAAAATATCAAGCGTTTGCCGAAGCCGTTGAACTTGGTCGAATGAAGGCAAAGAAAAAATGGGGTAAAGCCTTACTTCGAAAAATCGATGAAGGCGATATGCAGGCGATCAAATTCTACGGAACTCACGTTTTGAAGATGTCGGCGCCAAGGGCGGACGAAGACGCCGGGAAAGGAAGCACGACAAATATTGTCGTTTTCTCCCCTGAAGACATGCAAAAAGACGCTTGGCAAAAAATGGTTGAAGAAGCGAAGAAGCGCGCAACTGAAGCAGAGCCACAGCCAGAAGAAGAAAAGCCGGAATGGATGCAAGGCGACAACGTCATTGATCTGCCGGCAATAACTTTAAACCCAGCATCAAGGGAGATTCCGCAAAGTGGAACTTCCTAAGATCGATTCATCAAATGTGGCGCCATTTGAAGTAAAGCCGCAGCCAGGCCCGCAACTGTTTTTAGTTACCTGTCCCTACCAGGACATCTTTTTTGGCGGCCAGCGTGGTGGCGGGAAAGCTCAAACGCTTGACTCTGTGGTGCATACGCCGTTTGGACCGAAACGAATGGGCGACATAAAGTTGGGCGATCAGGTCTGCAATCCCGAGGGTGGAATCGCCAATGTAATCGCAATTCATCCTCAACCAAAGCAGCAAATCTACAAAGTAACTATGGCTGACGGTGCGACGACTCGCGTCACCGGTGGGCACATTTGGCTTTCGCGGATTGTCGGGCAGAAACTCAAAGCGAAAAGGCGATGGATGCACGTTTCTCGTTATTTGTATGAGGGAAGAGATTATCTCAACTGGAAGCTCTTCACGACGCTTCAACTTAAGGAATGGATCGCCAAAGGACCAGCGAGCCACAACAGCAGACTGCCAGTCTTGCCTTTGCCACAACCGTTGACCTATACCGTGAGTGGACGGAACCCCGCCAAAATTGATCCTTACATTCTTGGTTTGATCATTGGAGATGGGCATTGCGGTGACACCGGTATTGGCATCACTTCTGCCGATAAAGAGATTGGAGACATGCTACTCCAACTGGGCTTTGTTGAAAACCGGAAGCCCGGAAATGCAGCATCAACCTATTTAGCTCGAGGGGAAATATTTCAAACCTTAAGAACAGCCCTTCAGCAGCTCGATCTGTACGGCTGTAAATCCAATAGCAAATTCATCCCCCGCCAGTTTCTCTACGGTTCAATTGAAAACAGGTGGGAGTTACTTCGTGGGTTGATGGATTCGGACGGTTCGGCAACTCCAGAGGGCAAGTTGAATTACTCGTCGGTGAGCAAACGCTTAGCCGACGAAGTCCGCACTTTGATTGAAGGACTCGGTGGCTGGGCGACCATATGGGAGAAGCCAGGAAAATATAGAAACGAAGAAGGCGAAATAGTTGAATGCCAGATTTCTTACAACCTTTACATTAAGCTTCAAGACCACAGTCAAGCATTTCGGCTTAAACGAAAGAAGGAGAGAGCGGCCAAGTATTCATTCAATGGTGGCGCTGATCAATGGCGCAAAATTGTCTCCATTGAAGAAGACGGCTTTGAAGAAGCTCAGTGCATAACAGTCGATCATCCGAACGGGCTTTACCTCACAGATAATTGCATTGTCACCCACAACAGTTTCGCAGTTCTTCTCGACTTTATTTATCATGCTGCAAAATACGGCGAACACGCTGTCGGCTTGATTGTTCGTGAATCGTATAAAGAGCTTCAGGATTTCAATGAAAAGAAAGCCATGCCAATTCTGTTTCGGCTTGGCTGGGATTGGAACGTTGGACGACAGACATGGTATGCGCCCAACGGGGCCACTCTTCGCATGGGGCACATGGCGACTCAAAAGGACGCAAATAAGCTCCTTGGCGCCGAGCTAACCTGGTTTGCTGTTGAAGAAATTGGTAATTTTCCAAACGACAACATCGACAAGCCGGAGCCCGGATCTAACGTCGGACTCGACATGATTCGCGGATCGATGAGATCGGCTCACGGTGTACCTGTTCGCTTCCTTTGTACTGGAAATCCAGGCGGAATTGGGCATCGCTGGATCAAAGCGCGGTACGTTGATCCGGCTCCGCCGATGACACCTTTTAAAGACGAAGAAACAGGTCAGTGGCGCGTTTTCATACCTTCTTCAACAAAAGATAATCCGATTTTGATGGAAAGCGATCCCGAGTACGTGGATCGTTTGCGTGCCGTCGGATCGAAAGCCCTGCAAAAGGCATGGATCGAAGGCGACTGGGAAATTTCACTCAAAGGCGAGATTTTTGAACGCCCCTGGTTCGGCTGGTACGACTGGAATCCGGAAGACGCGATTATGCCTCGCATTGGCATTGGCTCCAAGTGTCCGCCGATTCATGGCCGATTTTCATCATGGGATACGGGCTGCAAAGTCGAAGAGGTTCATTCTAAGACAGCCGGACTTACCTGGGCGACTTCCGTCAATGAAATTTTCATTCTCGATATGTTTAACAAGCGAGTTCAATTTCCTGTACTCGTCGATACAGTCAAGATGTCTTCTCGAAAATGGAGACCAGAAGCAATTTGGGTCGAGGAAAGATCTTCCGGCATTCAATTGGTTCAAACATTGCGCACTGGAACACAACTCCCAATCAAGCCAGTTCAGGTCACCCGTGACAAAGAGAGCCGAGCTCATGCCGTCAGCGCCGGATTGACGACAGGAAAAGTACTTTTGCCCTCCAAGTGTCCATGGGCTTACGATTTGTTGGAAGAGCTTTGCGCATATCCACAAAAAGGCGAAAGCGATTTAGTCGACGCTTTCACTTTGGGAATGTCTCAGATTTCTTATTCCGAAGAAAGAATCAAGAAATTCAGGAATAGCGCAGGATACCGAAACCGCTCAATTTACGGAAGATAGATGCTCAAGTATTTGCAAGAAACACTCAAGAACGACAGACCGGCTTGGCAAAATGCTGATGATCGCTTTTGTGATTTAGATTTACGCGATAAGTTTCTTTCCTCTCAAGCTTACGACCACCTGAAACACAACTTTTCGCAGGAAGAGGATAGCAATCAGGATTTCATACCTATATATAAGCGTCGGCCTTCAGTTATCTACCCTTATGCTTCGGCAATTTCGGCTCTCGTTGCTCGCAAAACCTTTGGCGGACGTCATGCGCCCAGATTGACTCACGATAAAGACGAAGTTCGAATGAAGGTTGAAAGGCTTCTCCAAGAGGCCAAGTTTAGCCGACTCATGATCCAAATAGCCAAATGGGCGTCTGTTGGTTCGATGGGCGTTACGTACAAAATTTTAGGCGAAGGCGACAAAGGCAAAATCATTGCAACGCCATGGAGAGCGAAATATTGCACTCCCAGATATGACAAGATGCAGAATTTGAAGTCTTTGCGGATTGCCTATCCGACCTGCGGTTATGAGTTTTTGGCTCGAGGCTGGGACAAAGACATTAAAGGCGATCCAATTATTGCAACCGGAAATTATTGGCGGATTGTCGATCAGACTAAAGAGTACGAACGTTCTTATACGCCAATTTTCGAAAGTATGTGGAAGCCGTCTGATGGCGATAGTCTTTTGCAATTCAATGAGAAGGAAGACGAGGTCAAACACAATCTCGGCATTGTTCAAGCGCATTGGTTCACCAATTCAACAACCGGCTCACTTCCAGACGGCGAATGCTTGTTTGGTGCCGCTCTTCCCATTTGCATAGATATTGACTTCACTTTATCTTCGCTTGGCCGGGCCATCAGATACAACGCCTCGCCCCAGGTCGTCACAATTGGCGAAATGGTTGACGGCAATGGCGGAGCAGCCGAGGACGGCAAGCCCAAGGCTCGTTCACCACATATGATGCTGATGTTTTACGCCGGCGAGAAAGACGCGGGCGGCGGAACCGTTAATGCTGGCGATGCCAAACTTCTTGAAATGACCGGGGAAGGCATCAAAATTGGTTTGGAGTATGTCCAGTTTCTACGGAAATTGGCCCAAGAATCAACTGCAGCGATCGTAAAAGATCCCGATCATGCCGGAACATTGATCACCGGGGCTGCCATGGATTCTTTTGATGATAACTTCATCGACCTTATCCAAGATCTTCGCTGCTGCCTTGGCGATGACGGGACATTGCAACTCACTCGCCAAATGTGTCTTGTTGCAATTGCAGCCAAACACCCAATCATGGCGGGCGTTAACGTCGAGGATATTGACGGTCTTAAATATCAATGGCCCAAAGTTCACGAGCTGACGCCTCAAGACCTACAACAACTTGTCGCTTCTTTTGTTCAAGCAATTACCGGGCCGACTGCCAAGGGCGCCATGGGCGGCTTGGTTCAGTTACCGGGCTGGAAGCCTCTAATCGATCCCGAGGACGCCCGTAATTACATCTACGACAATTGCGATTTTCCAGTTGAGTCGACTGACTATATAGAGGATGGGATTTTACCTGACGGCGAGAAGGATGACGGCAAAACCGCCATAGACACGCCTGATGAGTCTGATGTTTTGCCACCAAATGAAAAATTGAAAAAAGGAGTTACAGGCTAATGGCTAATGGCGACAGTATTTATTTAGTCAACGGTGTTGCGCCGACAACCTATAAAGGTTGGAAAGCGCTTGACGCATCGAGTGCAACCTCTGGCGATTCGGGCTGGCTTGATCCGTTGCCCTATTCGAAATTTTCGCTTGAAGTGACGGGAATCGCTGCCGGCGACAAAGTCAAACTCTGGGGCACGAATAAAGAATTTCCGCTGTCGAGTGATGCGGGCCAATTGATTGGCGCCGAATTGACAGCAAATGGATATACGCAATTCACCGGCTCTTATGCCAGATTGCGTGTTACACAGAGCGCTAATGCTGGCGGTGGTTCTGTCACTGCCGTTTTATTGGCGACAAAATAAGGAGAATCAAACCAACCATGTCAGACGAAACCCCTAAAAACGTCGAAGACCCCAAGCAAGAAGATCCGTCCAAAAACCAAGATCCTCCAAAGAAGGAAGATAAATCCGCTGGCGACGACAAGCGAAAAGCTTGGAGTACGGACGATTATGAACATGAACTGTCGAAAGTTCGAGGCGAAGCAGCCGAAAAGAGAAAAGCTCTTAGCGACTTGCAAAAGAAACTCGATGCTCACGAAGAAGAAAAGAGCAAAGCTGAAACAGACCGACTGAAAGCTGAAGGCAAATTCAAAGAAGCTGCCGAGAAAGCCGAGAAGGATCTCCAAGACTACAAGAAGATAGCCGAACAACGCGCAATCAAAGCTGAAGCGAAAGCCGCGGCAATTGCTGCCGGCATGAATCCCAATGCGGCCAAGTTTCTTGATACGACAAATGTCAAATATGACGATGCCGGAGAGCTTTCCGGAATCGAAGAAGCCATTGCTCAAATGAAGAAGGATCTGCCTGAAGTTTTCAAAAAGGAATCCGACACTTCCAAAGACGTAAAACCAACTGGCTCGGAGAAAGATGATCCGCCTCCCGCCAAAAAGGGAACAACTCCAACCGCAATGGCAACTGACTCGAAAGGCAATTTCCTGATCTCCGACAAAGATCTCGATAAAGCGATCAAGGAAATGGCCAAAAAAATATAGTTGACAAAAGTCAAAGCAGCTATCAATGATTGTGGAGTAGGTCAGGCACCTACTCCAATCTTTTTAGAGCCAGGCGCTCCGTGCGGGTTGTAACCGCAACGTAAATCTCTCAAAAACTAGTCCGGGCCAGGCGCCCTCAGTGTCACACAAGACTAAGAGGGGTTTCCTTATAATGTCCGGCAATTTCCAAAATCTTCCAACAGCTCTGCAAGTAGTCATTCAACAAGGATGGCTTGAACGCAAAATTAGAGCCGCATTGCAAAACAAACTTGCATATCGCGCTCTCGTAGAAAAAGAAACTTTCCCAACTAGAATTGGCGAAGCTTTCAAAAGAACTCGCACAGCGATGTTGCCGGCTGTCGTTAAGAAGCTCGTTCCGTCGGATATGTCCAACGCAGCTTCTTTGACCAATGGACAAACCGCGCAAACCGCTCCTGGCTATGAACAATGGGACGTAACTCTTGAAGAGCACGGCACTTTCCTTGGCTTGAACCGCAAGCAAGACAAGGTTTCTCTCGTCAATAACTACTTGAGAAATGCTGGCTTGCTGGCCAATCAATCAGCCAAGTCTCAAGAACACATGGCTCGCAATCCCTTGTTTGGCGCTTATCTGAGTGGAAACAGCTATGTTGTAACAGCATTGGGTGCAGGCACAAGCACGACCGCGCTCGTTAATGACATTCGCGGCTTCGACACTGTTTTGATTGCAAACGGCACTCTGGCAGCTACAAGCGTTTCAAATCCTTTGACTTGTTATGCAACCAAGCCGGATAACACCGTTGTCACTCTTTCGGTGACGGGCGTTGTCGCAGAAGGTACAAATCACAGCTCTGCTTCTCAGCTCTCTTCGGACGGCGTTGAACAGGGCGGAATCTCCGGCACTTTGACTTTTGCTGATGCTGGCGGCACTTTGCCGGACGGTACAGTTATCAAAGCAATCCATGGTTCAACCATTTTGCGCCCGAAAGGCAAAACTCGCACTTCAGCCTTGCTGGGCGGCGACATGCTGACTCTCTCATTGCTTTTGGATGCAAAGCTTGCACTGGAAAACAATGGCGTTTCCGGAGCAATTGATTGCGTTCTTGATCCTTCTTCATTGCGTCAACTGTATGCCGATCCTGAATTCCAGAATCTTCACACTGGCGGCAGAGCTGATACTGAAATGAATACTGGCATGATTTCAGCAATTCTCGGAATCAATTTCCGCACAACTACTGAAGCATTCCAGCAACCGGCATTCTCCGGAACCGGCGCTCACAACATTCCTGTTGCTGTCCGTAGACCAATTCTTGTCAGCGAAGGCTGCATTGTTGAATCGACTTTCGAAGCCGATACTGAACAGGAAGATCAAACCATCCATAACATCGTCACCGTTGACGGCGTTAATTTCATCGACAGACCATCCTTGGACGTTTTCGCTCAAAACGTCACACAGGCATGGGAATGGACCGGTTGTTACAGTGTTCCACAAGACCAATCGATGACAGCGGCGATTATGCCGACTGCATCCGGCGCCCGCTACAAGCGCGCTGTGGTTATCGAGCACGCAGGCTAAGCCTTTCGGCGAGGGGAGTGAGCGGACCCGAAAGGGTCCGCTTACATAATTAAGAGTTTTCTGGAGAACAAAAAACAATGTCGCTGAATCCTAATGCAAGACTTCTGCCTGCTTTGAACGCTTCAACTATGGTCAATGGGCAAGTCGTTCCACTTTCTCCTTCTGATCAACTTGCATCGGACGCGAGACTTTTGGCGACCGCGACAATAACCGTCGGGGGTTCAATTACGAACCTCGACAAATTGCGAGTAAGGATTAAATCAGGCGCTCTTGAGATTGATGTAACTGCCGCCATGACGGGCGGTGACACTACCACTACCGCAGCGGCCAAAGTTGCAGCCGCAATCAATGCAAATGCGACTTTGCGAGATCTTGGTTATGCAGCTTCTTCGGCTGCAGCTATCGTAACTTTGACCGGTTATGGACCAATTCCAATGATTGTCGCTCTCGATTCATGGGCCGAGTCGGCTGGTTTGACTTTGACGTGCGGCGGGACGGTCACTTCCGGCGAAATGGAAATCGTCAAATTCGTTTCTGATTTGCTTCCGCTTGGATACAAATATGTCAAGGTTCTTTCAGCTTCGACAACTACTGCGCGCGCAACCGCAATCAAAAACGCTATTAATGCTGATGTTGATCTTGCCAATGCCGCCATTACTGCAACATCTTCTTCGGCTATTGTCACAATCGACTTGAGTGCAGTTGATTCTGACGTCACCGTGACTTCTTATGCATGGCAACCTTCGGCAACCGTTACTGTCGGCGGCACGCCTGCTGATGGCAATGCGCCTATTTTGGTTTTCACTGCAACTGGCTTGCCTGGTGGAGATACCACGATCAACTATACCGTTTCGGGATCACCGACGACAACTCAAGTCGCAACTGCCTTGGCGGGCGTCATTAACGCAAATTCTGAACTTATTGCAGCAGGTATCACAGCCAGCCCATCAGGAGCTGTCGTGACCGTGACCTTGCCCGACAATATTGGCGGCATCGTTCTTTCCAGAACAAATGACACCACGACTTACACTTTGAGCGCTGGTCCGACTGAAACTATTGTCAAAGCCGCCGAAGCAACTGAAACTATGACAATTTCACAGGTTTTCACGGGCGGAGGCGGCCCGATTCTGCCAACCGCAGATTTCCAATACATGTACAACGGACAACCCCTGTCTTTCAGAGCTGGCTTCCCCGCGGAAGTTACAAGTGACCTTTTGACAATGCTTCTGAGGGACGCACAACAGATCTCTTAAGGAGTTCATTCCAAAATGGCAACCAATCCCCCCGCCGAAACAACAACCTCAACCAAAACAGCCGCTCAAGAAAAACTTGAAGAATTGAAGCGGAATGCAATTGCAAAAAACCAACCGGCCGCAGCCGACAAAATTGAAGCCTACAGAATTTCAGCAGATTGCAGAACTGCTTTGCACGGTTCGATTGTTTCTTACAAGAAAGACGACATTGTTTCCGATCCTGGAATGATCGTTCAATTGAAAGCGCAAGGAATAGACATGCTTCCGATTGAAGCGGCTTTCCATGAATGCCCAAATTGCAAATCCAGGTTCGCGGCGGCCACAGCAGAAAGGAAGTAAATGCTCACCGACATGGAACGAGTCGCAATCAGAAGTCACCTCGGGTATCCGCCCGTTGGTGCTCCGCAGATTGCGCCGGGCCGCGTCGGGCGTTATTTGCTCACGAATATCGATCTTTCCGTTTATGACGACTCTTTCAATGCTTTGGAGTTTCGTTTAAACCGTTTGCGTGCAGCAGAAGAAGTCCTTTTAACTGGCGCTGCATATGGGGCAATTTATTTCGGAAACCTTCAGCCGTTCACGACAGCTGATTCAATCACGATAACGATTACTCAAGGGACGGCGATTGATAAGGAATTGACTTACACCGCCTTAAATGGCGAGAAGCTCATTCCGTTCATGACAAGGATTTCAACAGCAATCAATCAAGACGTTGATTTGACGGCCGCCGGCTTTACTGGCTCCTTCCCAAATGACGGCTCAATGAGTGAATTCGCGATCTTTGCTCCCGTGGAATTTGAAATTGCTATCACCACGACCGGCAATATGCTGGCTACTTTGAGCGGCTTTGGCAAGCTGCCGAATATGCACTTTGATTCTTGTTGCGATTCGGGCGAAGTCGTTTATGGACTGATCAATATCTGTGATGCTTTGGAAAATGCGATTGCAGGCTCATCTAAACAACTTGGCTTTGCCAGAACAGGCGATGTCTACTTTAATGGCCGTGTTTTGAGAGAAAGAGAAAAACTCTACCAAAGATATAGGAAGCGTTTGGCCGAATTTCTGAAAGTGCCATTCTTTGCAAGTAGCACGGGCGGCGGTGGGGCTGGAAGGTTTGTCTGCTAATGTGCAATTCAATGGCGCGAGAGATACAAGCGCTCAGGAATTGCGCTAAAGGTCTGGAAGCCTCAATGAGTGGGGTTCCTTTTGACGTTTATCGCCTCAAATCGACGGTGAGCGGAGACTTCATCCAGGACGCAACCCGGATCGCTCAAAACGTCATGATTTCCTATACGGTGAAAACCTCTAAGGATGTCGAAGGTTCGATGGAAGTCCCGAAATGGCAGGAGCTTGTTGTTTATGCAGTCACAGGCAATTTTGCGCAATTTCATGTCGGTGACGTGTTTGTCTGCCGTGACACTGTTGCTGGGGATAACCATATACGGTTACCGGGTACGCGAGAACTTAACGCATTTGCGCTGGCCTCGGACGCCTTTCTAAAACTGTCGCTCGGAGCTCGGATAAACACCCAAATTTCAATCAGTCGTCAGTCAAAGACAACCAATGATGAAGGATTCTTTGATCCGACGGCTAAAAATTCCCAAGTTCTCAAAATCAACAACGGCCGCTGTCAGTTGATGCCTTCCGAATCGAAGCCGCACATAATACCGGCCGGGCTTGTAGCTGCACGCGGAACCTATGGTGAAAGAGACTTTGACGGCGTTCCCGCAATGGAAAGGAAGTCTTCTTGGATTTGCTTCGTTCCGCCTTTGCCGGGATTGAAATTTAGAGAAGGCGATCGCATCCAAGGACAAGACGGAGCCCTTTATAAAGTTGTCGTCGCATATACGGAAGAGGTTGGCTTTATTGGTTCTCAGTTGTTTTTAGAACGCGAAAACGCGCAACCCGGTTAAACGAAATGGCGACAGTAACTCAAATCATGCAAAAAGTTAAGGCCGTCATCGAGGCGGCTGTCGCTGATTTGTTGATTGACGGGAATCCGGCCGACATAACCGTCGGACTTGGCTGGCCGGATGTTGAAAGATTGCAAGATGTCGCCCGCGGCAAGATGTTGATCTCGGTCCATGAGCGCTTAACTGGAAAGGTTCCGCGCAGGTACTTGAACCAAACCCAGCAATTCACCCCGCTTCCTTGCGGAATCGCGGCTGTTTTGTCAAATGATGTAATCGGCCCGACTGGCTCAGAAACTTTGACTTTGTCATTCTCGGTCGGCTCAAGTGCCGTCAACCAATATGACGGCGTCGGACTTGGCGCGGCATTTGGTTTTCTCGAGTCTGGCGCGACTGTGATTGCGAGCACCGGCAATTCTCTTCATGACGTTGCATCGGCGTTGGCAACAAACATTAATGCGACCGATGTTTTGTCTGATTGGATTTCCGCCTCGGCAACTGGCGCTGTCGTTACTTTGACAAATCTCTTATCCGCGCCTTTGAAAATTGCCAAAGGCGTCGGGAACAGAACTATCAGAACGAAGGAAACCGGCAGAGAACAAGCCGATCTTCAAATAACGCTCTGGGCCGACTCACAAAAGTCGCGTTATTCCATTGGGGATATCATCCAACCTCTTTTGAACGACCTTGAAGATCAAGGAAGAGTCCAAATCAATGCCGGCGACCACGCAAACTTTGGCTATAACGGCTCAATGAATAATGATGCCGACGTCCAAAAAAACACTTATCGAAGGGAATTTTTGCTTAGTGCTGAATATTCAGTTAGAAAAACAGACTTCGCATACCCTGTCTTGGCTCAAATTCACACTTATAACAATCCAAGAAATCCCGCGACTTAACTTGACGCGCCAAAACTTTGTTTTGCATCGCCCAAAATCTCCGCTTACGTTTGATATCGAGGGCAGAGATATCAGTTTGGAGATCCGCAAGTGGCACAGATTATTCAGTCGAGTTCTTTCAATCCGATCAATCTTCGGGCAAACGGTCTTTATATCGTTCGCCGTCCACCTTCGGGATTTAAAGCCGCAGTCGCAACCGATGTAATTGGATTTGTCGGTGGAGCTGATTGGGGTAAACGAAATCAACCAACTCTAGTTGGTGATGTGCGAGCTTACGGCCGCGCATTCGGCCCCTTGAATGCAGCGTCTTTGACTGATGTTCATGACATGGCGATTGCAATCAATGTCGCCTTCTCCCAATCCGCTGGCGGAAGCCCTATAGAGGCGCTCTGTGTTGCCGTAGATGACGGCACGGCTGATTATGCAACGATTGCCCTTGTTGACACTTCCGGCTCTCCTAAAGCCGGTGGATCGCTCACCGCAAGATGCGTCGGGACTGCTGGTAACGCAATTACCGTCAATTTTGCAGCTGGCACAGTCACCAATACCGTAAACGTCAAGATTTTTGCCTTCGATGGCGCCGATTCTGAAATTTACGAAAACCTTCCTTCTGCCGGAGCTGGTGTTTTCTGGGCTTCCTTGAAACAAGCCGTCAATTTCGGAAATACTTTGCGTCCACCTTCTAAGCTCGTTCGCTTCGTTGACGGAGTTGACGTTGCAACCGCAATCACTCCAGCGCTTGGCACCTTTGATTTGACCGGTGGATTGTCTGGCCGTTCCGGAATCGACTCAGCCGACTTGCTTGGTTCTGATTCCTCAGTTCCAAAAACCGGCGCCTATTCGTTGCGTTCGCAAGATCCTTCTCCGTCTGTCGTTGTCCTTTGCGGCAACTATGACAATACAATCTATTCAAGCCTTAAGACTCTCGCTGAGTCCGAAGGCTGGATTCAATTGCTCGATTTTAGCGCTGGTACTTCAAGCGCAACTGCAAAGGCTAACAAGAAAACCTATGCCGTTGACTCGTTCAACGTCGGCTATTGCTGGAACCAAACCTACATTTACGACTCAGTCAACGGACTCACCAGGCTTCTGCCGGCGTCTTACACGATTGGCGGCAGGATTGTTTCATTGCAACCTCAAGAGTCCTGCGGAAACAAGGAAGTCTTCGGTATTGTCGG